CCACAATACTGCCCATCATTTTCTCCGTTCTAAGCGATCACTTTTCGCCCGCATCACGCCTGCTTCCACATCCATATAAAACTGCGCCCGTCTGCGCCAAAAATCATCCTGCCGCGCCAATTCCCACGGCGGCACCCCTAACCAACGCGCCAATTGAAAATAATTCCATTCCTCAACCATCCAACCCGCTGGTTTTGGCATGTCCGCGTCGATCAGGTGCCGCCTTAACCTTTTTTTTCTTCTGCATCCGGTTCTTCCACAGATCGCCAGATGGCTTCGCCCAGCTCTTTCTTCAATGCCAACGGCAGCATCGCCACTACTTCCAACGAAACCGGGATCTCGTTCCCATCATCATCCACCAGGTTCCATCCTTTGATCAACGCCGCCAACTGGCTGTCCAACCGGTTCTCACCTGGATGGGTTTCATGCCAGGTCTTCCCGTAATAGGTTTCAATGAATTCGGTATTAAGCGCATTCACCAGGAAGAAGACCTCAATCTTCTCTCCTCGAAACTCTACCTCGATCTTCTTCTCTGCGTTCAAAAATTCACTCAATGTGATCGGCATCATAACCTCCATAAACTGTGCCGGGTGAAGCAGTTTCCGTCACCTCACCCGGTCATTCACCTCAAAGCGCCGTTTGGCTGCAAACCACCGTCAACTCGGTAGCCTTGCCCCAGGTGGCATCATGGACAATGTCAAATGTCCATTCAATCGCATACACCCCATCTTCATCCGAGAATTCATTCGGGTTCTTCACCTTCAGAGCCGCATCGATCTGGAAACTATACGGCGTCTGGGTAGCGCCAATCTTGGTTTCACTGATGGCGCTGATCCTGATAAATTTGCTCGTTCCTTTGCGCATTTTGCCCAGCAGCGCCATGCCATCCGCGTTCGCCATCACCTTCAGTTTCACCTCCGCGGTTGGATCCGTATCAAGCACCCCTGTGAAACTCTCTCCTCGCTTCAACGGCCAGAACTGCCCCCACACATCGCTCATTCGCCAACTGCCGGTCAGCGCATTCTCCAACGCAGACGCACCCGACAATCCAGCTGCTGTGTCTGCCAGGTAAATGCTCACATCGGTCGCCTGGATCACCAGGTCACTCAACTCAGTGACGGTCCCAGCACTCACACTCACGGCAGGATCCGTTCCGCCGGTCAGGCTTGCGCTTGCGCTGATCTCTGCCGCCCCAATCGCGTCATGGCCATTGATGATGATCAGCACCGCAGCTTCGGTCAACGGACCGCCAAGGCAGCTAATCTCTTCCGCTGAAAAGTCATCCAGACCTGCCAAAGCGGCTGCCACTTGGGCTGCGGTTGCGTTATAAGCAATCCCATCGGTTGTGTCTTCATTGTAGGTCAGCGTGAAAGTGCCGCCGGTTGGGCTGCCTGTGACTTCCAATGAAAAAATACTTGCACCCTCACGGATCGCCTGGGCAAAACCCGCTCCACTCAGGCTGGCATCATCCCGGCTGAACTCAAAGCCCAGCTCTGTCAGCATCATACCGCTCGCCAGGTTCTGGCGGGTCTCGCCATCTCCAAACAACGCAGTAAAACTCTTAGCGCTGTCAGGCGATTTCGAACTTTTATCGAAAGTCCAGGTTTTTACCGAAGTGGCGCCGGTCGGAGACACGGTTTTCATCAAACTGGAAAGCAGGTACGGCAGATCGTTATAGGCGATCTTCCCATCCAGCGAGATGTTCGTATATTCCTTCCCCAAACTGGCAACCGTTGGAAATTTATTGCCCTTGGGTTTGAAGGTTGTCACAGATGCGTTGATCGAGTGGTTGATCCCCGCACCACCCAAACGCGTGTCAGGTAACGCGGGATTCCCAAATGTTTCCTCGGGGGCAATCACCGCACCTTGAAAAATAGAACTTCGAATCATTACTTTTTTTCCTTTCTCATCGAGTTTGAACCTGCACGCGGTAAAGACCGCCATCATGCAGGTATTTCACACCATTTTCAACTTCATCCAACCGGAATGGCTCTTGCCGCCAGCAACGGATCCCGTCAGTCCCTTTGCGGTCCAGTGCCTTGTCAATCTCGTCTGCGATCGTGGGCAGATCTCCGCTGTCTCTTTCCATGGCAATCCCTCGCACCGAAAACAAAGCATCGGTCATCAACCTGGGTCGCCCGATCAACAGAAAATCGTACCCCCTTGCATACTGGATCAACACACACGGATAATCCCCCGCATGATCTTCCGCTGGGACGCTGCCCGTATGCACACCCGCCACCAGCGCCATCAACGCCGTGTTGGTTTTGAGCGTCTCCACCAACCATTCCTCAGCTTCATTCACTTCATTCGCCATCAACCCCCTCCTACGAATTCACCAGAATTCTCTTCATCCAACTCCTCCTGGCCTATCCCCATGAACAACGCAGCGGTCACACGGGCATCTGCCAGCTCGATCGCCAATTCATACATCGCCTGTCGCAGCGCGGCTTTCTCTTTTTGCAGCCGCTCAATCACCTGATCCTTGGCGTTCTCTTGCGCCCGTTCCTGACGGGCGATCTCTCGGTTCAACACACCTGGCATATTTACAATTTCCTTTCTAAATCTCGTAACCGTGCAATAAATTTCTCAACTTGGTGCGTAAACGCTGGCTCCATGAACGGCCTGGGCGCCATCCGTCTTGTCCCATATTCGAGCGCGGCAGCATACTCCGCATTGGTGAACACCTCGCCACCAATCACCGTCGTATACATCTTCTGCTGGATACTGTTCACCAAATGGCCATAATCAATCGCAGGCGCCTGGTAAGGTGCGCTGGCCTGGTGCATGCGGGTTTTCCCGCGCCGATACAGCCTGCCAGTTTTCGTACCCCGCATCGCCAGCTTGATGTCAGTTTCGATCTCACTCAAACTGACGGCCACTTCATCTCGCACCAGATCCGGCAAGGTCCGTGCGATCTCTGCCAGCTTGTTCGATTCCATCTTCGCCCGGTAAGTCAACATCGCCTACACTACCTCCGCACAAACCACGCGCCGCGCTGTGGCAAAGGTCGTAGTGATCACCCCAAGTACCTCAAATAACCGCTCGCCTGCCTCAATCCTGTCCGCAGGTTTCACATCCCAGCTGTACGCAACCGTCAGCGTATACAACACCCGCCCCGTCATCCTTCCCGCGATCTCGCGTTCGATCGCACTGTTGCCCATCTGTCCAATGCGGCAATGACCTGCTTGTCTCATCGGCGTTCCTTCAACCCACCGCCCATTCGCTGCCTGCGTGCGCGTTGTCTTCACCCACACACAAGGTGTGAGAAAGGTTTTTTCCTGCTGTGCTCTCATCGCCGCCAGTGATTGCTCTGTGATCATACCTGCCTCCGTTAAACAAAAAACAACCGTGAAGATTTTCTCTTCACGGTCGCTCATCCTCCGTGGTGCCCCTGTCTATCACGGGGGCTGCTTTATTTCATTCATTGTACCAAATTGCGAGGATTTTTAAAAGTGGGTCAGATCAACCCGAACATACCCAACAAAAGAACCAACACCGCCACCAGGACCATATACCCAAAGAATTTCACCCATTCTCTGATGGTCTTCAACGATTTTGCCATGTCTTGCAACAATTCATCTCTTTGTTTCTCGTCCATATTGTCTCCTTATAGTTCAAAATATAAACCCGGAATTCCTGAAAGGATCAATTCCGAATCATTACGATCTTCCCATTTTCATCCCGGGTAATATGCTCCCAGGTGCCCAAAGCCATCCCCAGCATAGCGGCAGTATCTGGCCCACCGCATCCCTGTTCTTCCAAGTAGGCAAGGGCTTTTCCTTTCCCTTCTTTTTTGGCAATGCGGATCGCCTCAGCCCATATTCGTTCAGAATGCTCCCAAACTTTTTTGACATCCTCTACTGTCATCGCTTTTTCTTTGTCACCGTCACCTTCCGCCATCCTCACCTCCTAATTTTGTAACTTTTTTACCTTGCCATCTTCATCGTATTCCACCGGTTCCCAGGTGCCCAGCGCCAATCCCAACATCTGTGGAGCAGACATAGCAGAAATGCCTTGTTCCACCAAAAAAGCCACACCGGCATCGAATCCTTTCTCGTTGGCAACAGCCACCGCAGCTGCTATGTCCTTTTCTGCCTGCTTCCCAATCGCAAGCGCATTCGCTTTCATTTTTTCATCCATCCTTCAGCCTCAAAAAGTTTGTCTATTTCTTCCATGATCGCTGCGAATTCTGCCGGATCCCACTGTCGCCATTGCCGATAATCCGATGAATTCCTCCACATCTCCATTGTAGCAAGAATTTCCTTATTTTGGGTTTTTTCTCCAATATACTGTGCATACGACCTTGCCCACAATTCCTGGGGATTCAGAAGATATTTCTGAATATGAGTAACAATCTGGTAAGTTCCCGAATATTGGTTAAGATTTTTCACTTCGGGAGTATCCATGATCGCGTTCCACCACCCCTTCAATTTGCCCCCCAATTCAATGGCTGTGCCCGGCATTCCATTGGACCCCAAACCACCGAAATCAATCCAGTGGCCAATTTCATGGGCTAACGTAGTTTCAATATTCGGTGAGTATCGCCCATTTATATAGATCTCCCAACCGCTTGGGAAAGGTGCAAAAGCACCTGTAATTTCTTTGCCCATATTACGAGTACTTAACACGATATCCGGCAGCGGACCATCGCCATGCACACTGTCAACCAACCCCAATGCATTTTGATAGGCCGCTGAATATTTGCTCGTCCTGGGCAGCACCACATGGCTGGAGATGATCTCCCCCATCGGATTCAGGTTCACACTGCCGCTCGCTGTGGGGAAGAGCGGTGGTTGAGAGGCTCCGCCAGGATAACCCAAATACCGCACCGGGTTCTGCACCCTGATTGTCATCCCCCAATCCCCTTCATTCGTCACCCGCATAAACTCCTTCAAAGGAACCCCCCTGCGAAAAGCGTCCGCCGCTGCCCATGAACCAAAGATCTGGTTCTGTGTCGCCGGATCCTGTCTGCGCAGCCATTCTTCTCCCAACTCCCATTGTGGTTCCTCTGCCCCCCTGAGAACCGGCACACTCGTACAGCGGCACTGTGGATGGCTCCACATCATTTCATCCAACCCATACACATGCCCTTCATCCGCCAGGCATGCCGCGCAAACCCGGCTGTCATGCGCCGTCAACCGTTTGTGCCCGATCACCACGCCGCTTTCTTGATATGCCTGCAAACTCGCGCTGCGATACGCCCGGATCTGCTCCGTTCGCGCAACCACCAACGCCCGTTGCAGTCCCCCGGCCAAAGCACGCGCCATCTCCCGCGCAGTCTTCTCCGGATGCCACCCAAGCGCCAATCCCTGCACCAGTGTTCGTTGCAATGCCGCCCAACCTCTCGGAATGCCCTCCGGCAAAAAAGCCCCTTGCAACAGCTGGCCCAACGCCGTGCCTTCTCCCGACCACGCGGTAAAATTCGTCACCGCCTCCACCGGCAGCTGGTCCAATCCAACCCCCATCGCGCTCGCTTCCAGGGATCGCCGCACCATCATCTGGCCATTTTCAAACCCGCGCCTTGCCCATTCATCGCGTTCACCTTGCACCTGGGCAATCACCGCCTGGCTATACTTTCCCAATTCTGCCTGCACCTGCGCCAATAACCGCTGATACCGCTCCAGCATCACAATCTGGTGCAGGCTCTTCGGGGAGTCCTCCGATTGCAGCTGATACACCAGCACCATGATCTGGTCCATCAACCGCTCCTCGACGCCCAGCCACTGCCGCACCATCTCCGCTTGCTGCGCTCGCTCCTGCCGAAGCAATGCCGCCCGGAATGACCGCGCCAGCCCCACCATATCTGCCTTAGCTGCCATGGCAGCCATTTACTTCACCAGGATCTGTTGATTACGCGCATACCTTCGCGCCCGATGATACCGCGCCGACTTCATGCACTGACCATACACCTGGCTGTTCGCAAACTCTGCCCCGTCCACCTTGTAATCATGCCCCGAAGCAGCCGCGGCCGCCTTCTCCTCCCAGATCTCCGCCGCGCTCAGGTGCAAATCATACGTCGGGATCCAGTTCTCATTCGCCACTTTTGTGGGCGGTGTCGTGCTGCCATCCCAGCTATGCGGCAATTCACCGCGTATATCGATCACCGCATGCGCTTCCAAAATGCTCTCCAAAGCCTCATCGCTGTAAGTCTCATCACCAGGCTCTGCCACCATCCGCCGCAATGTGCCAATCATCGCTTCCGTTACGCTCATATCCGCCTCCTGCATTGAAAAGGGGCGGGCCTCAACGTGCCCGCCCATTCAAGTACCACCGCATGTCATTTATTCTGCGTGGATATATTCCACATGCAGATATCCTTCCAAACCAGCCGCTGCCCCAGAAGCCTTACTCACCACCAGGTGATAGCCTTCCGGCCACAGCAGCGCTTTCCCGACCCCATTGCTGCCATTATCGGTCGCGTCGCGCATGTCAAACACGCCCGTGGCTGTATTCACATCCAGCCCGTCAAAAATGGTGTCGTTGCTCACATCCCCGCCATCATCAATCCCCGCATCGACAGTGCAGGCCGCGTCCGCAGCCGTATCAACCTGGAGAACCGCATTGGTGATGATCACATCCTCACCTTCAGGGTTCTCAACCTTCACCACACCGCCAACCGTATCGAGATCCGCCAGGGGAACCCGCATCCAACCTTTACCATATTCAATCGTCATTTTTATACCTTCCTCTCTACGCAATCGTAGCCTGGTGGCTGCCGGTGATATACCATTTACCACCATAAGCCATTAATGAAAGACAATCACCAATCACACCACTGAAGGTGCATACATCTTCACCAGCACCACCACCGCCAAATCCGCCGGTGAGGGTCACTGTATTCGCCTGTGCCTGCGCGTTCACAATGGTGAGACGTTTGAAATCATCTGCACCAGCCGTTGGATTGGCCAATGTTGCTGCCACAACCCCGGCTACTGTTTTGGCAATGGCACAGAGCCCATTTTTCACCGTGATAGGCCCATCAGCCACCAACAATTGGTAACCGAGGTCTAACAGGTTCAATTCAGCCGCCGAAGCGGTCACCGCTGTCCCGCCGATCTTCAAAGCACCGCCGCTCTCAACATCCAGCTCGCCACCGCTTTCGATGCTGACGCGCCCGGAATATTCCGCATCAGCCTTTTGTTTTCTCGTAAAGAAACCCATCAATTGCTCCTTTTTCTAATTGGGAAGATTTCCAGCTGCTCTGTCAAGCTGCCGGAAATCTTCCCTTCATTTCTATTACGCGGTCAAATAAGCGAACGGATAGCGGGTTGCTTCGTCCTCGTTCTCGCGCCGGATCGGGTTCGGCACCTGGAAACCCAGCCGCATCGTCATCTTGATCGCTGCCAGGTGCTGTTGGAACAGGTTGAACAAAATATTACCCGCTCCATCCTGGATCACGCCGGTGGTGGTCACTTCATAGTTGATATCCTGGCGCATCGAATACACCAGCTGCTGCCAATCACCCGCGATCTGCTTGTAAGTGGCATTGCCCACCCCGTTTTTCAAGAATTCGATCGGCACCCCGTCCACCAGCGACTTGCCCGGCTGGGTCGGATCCGGCGTGAACACCGGAACACCGTCAGTGGTGCGGCAGCCGCGATAAGCCGCCTTCTGGGTCAAATGTGCCGCGATCCCCGTCACCTCGAAGCCATCCGCCTCCACCTTGGAAAACACGCCTGTCTCGCCCAACATCGCGTCATACAGATCATCCATAGCTGCCAGGCTCACATTGTGGCTCGCTGCCAGCGCACCCACCACGATCGCCGTCGGCCAGGCGCTTGGCTTCCCAGTTCCATACAGCATCGCCAGGTCAATCACCTCAGACGAAGCCGAAACCAGCTCCGGCTTCACCTCGTCCCACAGCGGCACCTTCGCATCATCCAGCGTGTCACGGCTCACCACCACGATCGCATCCACATGCTTGGCGGTGACCACCTTGTTTTCCCACTGCATCTTCGTCGCCTGGATCAGGTCATATTCCCCATCCCTGATCGAAGCACTCGCCAGCGCGCTCAACACCGGCATCTCGCTCTCATGCGTGCTCATGTTGCGCAGCCGTCGCCCCAGCTTCATGCAAACCGATTGCACCGCCACCGAGTTCAACAACTCCATCGAAACTTCAGGCGGGATCAGCCCCGCCACATCGCTTCTGCCCATACTCTGATTGAATGCCATCATATCCTTCCTTTCGGTCAATCATCAACCGTTTCTTAACAAATCATCCATTGAAATAGTCCCCGGCCTGCCGCCCGACTCCGCAGCGTTGGCTTCCGGTATCCTTGTCCCGTCCCGGAACAAAGGGGGATACAGCTTCTTCAGACTGTCCCAGTCAACCTTTCCCTCACCATTCACCAAACCTTCCGCCTTCGCGGCCAGCCATGCCAGCTTTGGTTGCGCGCACCGCACCGCCGGATCAGAAGCCTCCTGGAAAAACCTGGCCTCCTCCTCAGCCGCCCGCAGCGCATCCGCCATCGATTGCAATTGCTGTTGCAGCTCATCCTGCCCTTCGGCTTTCTTAGACAAACTGCGCAGCTGCTTCTCCAAATCACCTTTCGCGTTTCGCTCCTTCTGCAAAGCGCTTCGCAAACCGCTCTCATAAGCCTCAAACGCTTTCTTCTGCGCAGGCGACCATTCCGCCTGCCATGCACCAAAATCCACCTCATCCTGTGAAGATCCATCTTCCGCAGCTGCCTGCTGCCCAGAGTCTCCATTCGGTGGAGAAGAGGCGTTGGCATCAGCAGTCCCACCAGCTGAAGAGCCGCTCCCTCCAGCCTCTGCATCCCGCAGAAAAATTGGCCGCCCAATCCCAAAGACATCCCGTCTATCGCCCAACACTACCATCTCGTCTTCCTTTCTGAAATTACCAGTTGTTAAAACAAACAAAAACCGTGAACGTGCCTTTAGCACTTTCACGGTCGCTCATCCTCCGTAATGCCCCGCGCTTCCCGCCGGGCTGCTTTCTCATAGTATAACAAATTTTCCTGAAGTTTAAAAGTCCTGACCGTTGCCTCCTTGATCAAACCTGCGTTGGGCTTCGATCATCGCCTCTGCCAGGCTCATCTCCTGTAGTTTGCTCATCGCCTTCACATCTTCCATCAGTTGGTTCAGTTGTGTTTGACTCCATCCATCGTTGCGCAGCTGCGTGAGCAGCGGGATCCCGCTCGACACATTCAACTGCCGCACCTGTGCCTGTGTATACGGCTGCATGGTCTCAGGTTGGCCATAGATCACTCGCACCTTCTCCACAGAGGGTATGTTTTCTCCGGAAAGACGCAGCATGAATTCCACCATCTTCTGCCATTCATTCTGCAAAATGCGGATATACCGTTTGCACTTTTTCACCAATGCGCTCTCTAAGGCGATCAACGCTTCTCCTCCCAACTCACTGGTACCGGTTTTGAAGAAGTAATAATGCGGTGTTCGGCTCACACTCGCCGCTGCCTCCACCAGCTTCTCGATCGTCTGCCAGTAATTCTGCAAACTGGTGGCCGCCAATTGCCCCACGCTCGTTTCCTGCCCTTCTCCGTCGCTCCCCGGCAGGTCCCAAATTTCGTTAGGCGAATTCTTCAGCTTGCTGATATCCGCATTCGAGATCACCCACCGCTGCGGAAAAGCCCCGAACTCCGCCGCCACCATCATGTCGCTGAACAACTTGTTCACCCCATCCTGGATCGGGATCAACTCTTGCAGGTCGCTTTGCCGTTTTCGTCGATCCTTCCGAAAATGGAAAATCGGGATCTCCCCAAACGGATTCTCCGCACTCACATCTCCATCCACCGCATAAGGCACAAACTTCGCCCCCGTCTCAACCGATTCCCCCGCCTGGAAATAGTATTCGATCCGGTCAGCATAATACAAATTGAGCCGCCAGCCCTTCAAATCATCATCAAACCACCACTTGGCAGCGAACTTCTTTTTCCGTGGGTTCGTTTTTTCATAGAACATTTCGCAAAGATCAGCGTCATTCTCAAACGCAGTCACATGGCCGTCCTGATCCTTCCACACAAACACAAACGCTTCGCTGGTCACCAAAAAACTTTGGTGCACATCCTCCACATCCACATCCATTTCCGTCAGCTTCCACAGCTCATTCACCTTGGCCGTCAGATCCGGATTCCCATCCACCACGAACCGTTCCAAAACCACCCGCTCCAAAGTGGCATGAATCGCCACCCCGCACCAGTTCTGCACAAACCGGGTGGCAGTCGGCCCGAATACCTGTGCCAGCCGCTCATAGGTATACAACATCGGATGGTCGCCATGAAAATACCGCCAATATTTCTCATTCTCGCGTGCCTTCACCCGCAGCGCAGTCACAGCCTTAGTCAAATCGCTCATATCATTCTCCTTTTCATCCTTGATAAGATCCCGCTTCTTTCATTCTGCGTGGTTTGCGCAGCGCCAGCTTATTAAACGCCCCGCTGCTCGCATCCACCTGGTCCTTGAACCTTCCTTGCGGAAAACTTTCCAATTCCCGCAAATAATCCTCATTCCATTCCCCCACCAGCAAAGCCACATTCCCCGCCTCCACCTGGTCCGCAAATGGTTCAGCCCGCAGCTCTTTGCTGCCAACCGCGGTCTCCTTCTTCACCCGGTGCCCCGCAAGCAATTGCAAAGAATATTCAGCGGATTCCTTCCCGCCCGATCCACCTTCCTGCTCCACCCAGATCTCCACATTCTCATTGCCAAACAAACCTGCATCCCGCACCGCCATATCCTTCATTCGCCGGTTTCGCTTTCCGCTGGACCATTGTCCCTTCTCCACATGGCACACAATATACTGCCCCTCTGGCGCCTTCGCCATCAGCACACCTGCACTCCGTGCCCCACCGCCTTCAGTACCCGCCTTGTCCCAATAACGCACAAACTCGCACCCCGCCGGGAGCGCCTTCACAAAACGGATATTGTCACGCCGAAACCGTTGCCCTTCCTTCGACCGCGGGATCTGCTGAAACACCGGCCACCACTCGCTCTCCGTCGCATTCGCCCGTCGTTTTGCCATGCTACTCGCCGGGTATTCTTTCTCCCACACGCTCTCCCCCCTCTTTCTCCCCAACGGATCCCGAATCGGCAAAAACACCCCCTTTTCCATCCATCTTCGCTGTTCTTCCTCGTCTCGCGCATAAACCATATCATTGTCATCCAGCTCTCCTTCTTCCGCAGCCTCCCCCAATGCCTGGGCTGGCAGCATCACAATCGCATATTGATCCGCCTGATCATCCTGCGCCATCCGCTTCATCAACCGCCCCGCCAGGTCATCCTCATGCCAGCGCGTGTGCATCACCACGATCGCCGTCCCTTTTCTCGCGCGCGTATACACCGCGCTCTGGTACCACGATTCCACATCCTCCCGGCGGCTTTCGCTGTCCGCATCCTTGCGGTCACGGAACGGATCATCCACCACGATCAGGTCCAGCGCATGCCCCGTCAACCCGCCCCCCACACCACGTGCGATCACCCCGCCAGAATGCGGTGGTGCCAGCAGCCAATCGCTCACGCTCCGGCTGTCTTTGCTGAGCGTCACCATATCCTCCACCACGCTTTTGCCGCCAAACACATTCGCATATTCGGCCGATTCAATGATCCCTCTCACATTGCGGCTGTTGCGCTCTGCCAAACCGCTGACATAACTCGTCAACGCAATTTTCGTACTCGGACGTTTTCCCAGCACCCATGCCGGAAAAACCATCGAAACCAGCGTGCTCTTGCCCGTCTGTGGCGGCACAAACACCATCAGCCGCCCAATGCCTTCCTCCCCCCCGCTTTCAATGTACCGGTATACCCCCAGCAGCTCATCCGCGATCAACGAAAGATGCGCAGTGCTCTCAAACCAGGCATACACATATTCGCCAAAACGCAGCAAATGGCGCCGCGCCAGTTCTCGCCGTGCCTTCTCCGCCTTGGCCTCCACCCCCAACCGCAGCATTTCTTCCTGGCTCATCAAAGCCGACTTAGTCACCGTCGCCTCTCTCCCCGTCATCTCCGCTCGCCTCAATCATCCCATCATCCTCAGACACCGCCTCAGCCGCCTTGATCCACTCATCCAGCTGCTCCTCATCCATCGCCCTTGGATCCAACGCCGCGCGCAGCAGCAAAGTGTTGTCTTCCGCCATCACCCCCTGCCGTTGATAAAACAACCGCCGCTCCTGTGTGGTCCGATAACTGGGATCTTTGGCAACCTTCAACCCCACCCGGTCCACCGACCGCACCTCATCCGTGATCAACGCCCGCCACAGCGCCTCGATCTGCTCATTGATCGTGCGGTCCTTCGACCGCCACTGGTACAACTGCCGCCCCGATCGCAAACCGAGCTTTCGGGCAAATTGCTCCTTCGTCGCCGGATACCGCTCACCCGGCCATGCCTCCCAGGCGATATAAGCCGCCTTACGCCACCGGCTCTTCTCTTCGATCGGTCTCTCTGCCAGCACCACCGGGTACAGCGCCAGCCAGCCCAGCTCCTCCATCGCAATCTCGTCATCTTCCACCTGTAAGTTGCCCCCCTTTTCCGCCAGCCAGGTTTTGTGCAGCGACTCAAACGCATCCCGGGCGATCTCTTCCACCGCCTCGATGCCGCCATTGTTCCATCCCCCGGCGGCATCTGGCAGAAGAATTTCATCTCCCTCAGGAGTGATTAGCAGCGACTGAGCCATGCTCACAACCCCATCAGCGCCCCGAAGCGGTCACGGAGAACCTCCAGGTCGATCAGCCTGCGTCCCATCTGTGAACACCAATCTTCAAGGTCACCATACAGCAACCTCACCTCAGATTCTTCATCCACCGCCGATTCGTCTTCGCTTGCCTCACACATATAATCATTCAGGCCCATCACCCCGATCCAGCGGTTGTAGTCAATGCCATCTGACCACATCCCATATTTCTGCCCCCTGCCTTTCACCTTGTTCTCGCTGGTCTGGTGCAAAATCACCCTGGACCTATCCACCCCGCGCGGCAGCGCTGGTGGGCCTGGGTGTTCATCCTGGTTGCGCAGATAATGCGCCAGCCACCAATCAAACCCGTTATACCACGCCGCTGGTGCCTGGGAACCGGTGACAAACGTATCCATGAAACTTGCCCGACTATAGATCACCAACCGTCGCCTTGTCAGCCCATACAGCGCATCCAGATACACCTTCAGCCGTTCCATATACCGTTTGGGTGGGCAGGCATGCGCCCCGGCATGCAGCTCAATATCCGCCACCGGCCCAAATTCCCCAAAATCGCCTCCCATCACATTCACAAAGTGCTCCGCCTGTCTCACCGGGTCTTCATTCGGATAAAAAACATGATACGCCGCCCGGAAAACCCCCCGTTTCCGCAGCGCTGCCCAGTTATACGCAAAAGTCGGGTCCACGTACCCCCACGAGATACCCGCCCTCATCGCCACAAACCGCACCTTGCCCGGTGATGTCTGGGCCAGCGCCTGGTCCCAGTTGATATGATTCAAAACCACCTTGCCATCCGGCGTGCGCAGCGCTTGATTCCCGCTGACATCAATCCCAAATTCTTCTGTTCTCGTCATATCAGTCACCAAACTCCTCTTCTGATCCATCACCCATATATTCATTGATCCAATCTGGCAGCGGAGCCGGGTCACCGCCCCGCTCCACCAGCTCCAGCCAATATTCCTTCATCCGCTGCCCCACACAGCGCAGCCGACTGGTCAACCGTCGAACTTCCAATTTCAGCTTCCGGATCTCCCCGTCTTGCTCCGCCATCTGCGCTCGCATCCCCCCCATCTCCGTCCGCTGCTCTTCCAACTGTTCTCTCACCAACTTCATCACACGCTCCGTTGTCTGACTTTGCACATCCTCAGCTTCAGCGGATACTTTCTTTGCCTCTGCGTTCACCTTATGCCGACTCTGGCGGTACACCACAACCGTACCGCCAAAGCTCAGCAGCGCGATGATCAGGCTGATCCAATCCATGCCAGCCTCCCCGCGCCTTAATCTTCGCCGTATGCTTCCGTCTCGATCGATCCTGCCCGGTATCTGTTGAACTCGTCATACACCGCAGCCTCGATCGCCTGGGAGATCACCTCCACATCCACCTTCACCCCATACGCTTTCGCGATGTAACGCTCCACATAATCAATCGCATACGCTTTCTTCTCCTCGATCAGCCCGCCCAGGTTCGCTTGCTCCGCAGCCCTCACCGCTGACATAGCCGCAAACCTCACCATCTCATACGCCTCAGCGTTGCGCGCCTTCAGCTTGTGCGCCAGGTCCTGCACCACCCTCACCACCTGGCCAACCAGCAGGCTGACCAGCAAAGGCAGCAGCGCCAACATCAACGCCTCCAAAAACTTCACCAAAAATTCTTTCATCAACTCAGTCATCTTTCTCAATCCTTTCATCAAGTTAAAACAAAAAAAGCCGCGGTACATGCGTTCTTTGCATGTTCCACGGCCGCTCATCGTCCGTCTCGCCCCTGTCATTCACCGGGGCTGCTTGATAAGGCTCATCACCTTTCTTTTCTTAGTATATCAAATTATCAAGAAGTTTAAAAGTCCTTCTCTTCATCTCCCATCACTGTGCAGGTGCAATACATTGGCATTGTAGGGGCGCAATACATTGCGCCCTCCCCCCACGTAGGGACAGGGGGATTTCAGCTTTGCTGAATCCTAGACCCTGTCCGTCTATTCCCTCCCAATCAACCTGCCCCCTGTACCGTTTTTTTCCCTTCTTTTTCACCAGAATCCCACCATACAGGATTCATCTATCCTTATGCTCTTTTTTCGTCTTCTCTCGCCTTTTTTTACCGCCACCTACATTACCCCTTAAAAAGGGCAGCCGCCCCAGGGGGAAAGGGGCGGCGGCGGGGGTGGAGCGGATTTCATCCAGTCTCCATGTCAGTTCATCTGACTGTTTTTGCGAAACAACTATATTATAGCACAATTTGCCTAATTTATACCAAAAAAAGTAGCGCCCCTGGTCAGACTCGAACTGGCAACTTATGTTTCGCAAAAACATTACTCTATCCATTGAGTTACAGGGGCACTTGAGTTAATTCTAATGCAAATTTATTGAAAAACTCCTACAAAATTGGATATTCATCCCCCCTTCCTCCCAAGGAAGGGTCCAGGGGGTAGGACTGTACTACATTTCTGGGTATAATCAAACCAGCTGAACACCAGACCGACTTGTCCAGGACAAGTCCCCTCACCCAGCGGGAGATCACACCATGAACAAACTATTCTATGGCGATAACCTCACCATCCTTCGCCAGTACATCCCCGATGAATCCATCGACCTCATCTACCTTGACCCACCTTTCAACTCCAACCGCAACTACAACATCCTCTTCAAAGACGAATCCGGCAACCAGTCCGCTGCCCAGATAAATGCCTTTGAAGATACCTGGCATTGGGACATCAACACCGAAGCCATCTACCAGGAACTCACCACCGCCCACCATGTCCCTCCCCAGGTCTCCGACATGATCGCCGCACTGCGCGCCTTCATCGGAGCCAACCAGATGATGGCATACCTCACCAACATGACCATCCGTCTCGTCGAACTTCACCGCGTCCTCAAACCCACTGGCTCCCTCTACCTCCACTGTGACCCCACCGCCTCCCATTACCTAAAGATCGTGTTGGACGCCATCTTTGGGTTTGAGAACTTCCACACAGAACTTATTTGGAAACGGTCTGGGGCTCACAATGATACGAAACAAGGAGCGAAACAACCAGGACGAATCCATGATGTTATTTTGTTCTACTCAAAGACCAATGATTGGCTTTGGAATCCTGTCTTTACTGCATATGATGAAGATTATTTAAAGACCACCTACAGTCGTGTGGATCCCAATACAGGGCGCCGATTTAAGGCTTCAGATTTATCAGCCGCAAAAGGAGGTGGTGATACTTCTTATGAATGGAAGGGAAACTTGCCTCCGAATGGACGTTATTGGGCTTATTCAAAAGAAAATATGCAAAAATTTGAGGACGAAAACCGGATTTACTACTCCAGCACCGGTAAACCGTACCTTAAACAATACTTGGATGAAATGCCCGGAAAACATATTCAATCAATATGGGATGATATACCTCCAATCTCTGCTCAATCTGCTGAAAAACTCGGCTACCCCACCCAAAAACCCCAGGCCCTCCTTGAGCGCATCATCGCTGCCTCATCCAACCCCGGTGACGTCGTCCTCGACCCCTTCTGTGGCTGTGGCACCGCCGTTGCCGCTGCCCAGGCCCTCGATCGCCGCTGGATCGGCATCGACATCACCCATCTCGCCATCACCCTCATCAAATATCGCATCGAAGATGCATTCCCCGAAGCCCGATTCACCATCGAAGGTGAACCCGAATCCATCGATGCCGCCCTTTATCTCGCCGAATCCGACCGCTTCCAATTTGAATGGTGGGCGCTCTCCCTTGTCCGTGCCCGTCCTGTCGGTGGATCCGGCGGTCGCACCGGCAAAAAAGGCGCCGATCGCGGCATCGACGGCATCATCAACTTCATCGATGATCAATCAGCCCAACCCAAAACCATCATCATCCAGGTAAAATCTGGCCACGTGAACGCCGCCACCATCCGCGATCTCATCGGCACCGTCAACAACAGCAACGCCGCCATCGGCGTTCTCCTCACCCTGGAAGAGCCTACCCGCCCCATGCATGAAGCCGCCGCCCAGGCTGGCTTCTACCACTCCGAACTCTGGGAACGAAACTACCCCCGCATCCAGATCCTCACCATCGATCAGCTCCTCAACGGTGCCAGCCTGCAAATGCCCCCCACCGGTGGCGCCGCCGACCACACCTTCAAACGCGCCCAGCGCCACAAAAAAGATGACCCCACCCAACCCGACCTGTTTGGAGGTTAGAAAATGTTCGGAGATGCATCTTTTCACAAAGAACGATTATTAATCCTGGTGAAAACCTACCCCAACCCAAGCGCAACATACACAGAGACAGTCTGTGTAGCAGCCCTTAGCCAGAGCGGTGAATTGCGAAGGCTTTACCCGGTTCCTTTTCGGTCACTAAACAAAGAACAACAATTCAAGAAGTGGCAATGGATAGAAGCCAATGTTAAAAAGGCTTCATATTCAAGGTCACGCGATTATCGCCCTGAAAGTTATCGAATAGACAGAGATTCCATTACCTGCCACGAAATCATAGGCACAGACAATCACTGGGCGCAAAGGAGGTTTCTGGTAGAAAACCTCGTTATTCCCAGCTTCTGTCAACTGCTCTCCAGCTACGACAAGGACAAACCGGGAAAATACGACAAAACATTGGCTATAGTCAAAGCCATTCATCCCGTTTTTATCATTGAAGATGGTGAACCGGAATGGACCCCAGAAGAAAAACAAAAACTCGATCAGGATCAGGCGGGTTTATTCGATGACAAGTCGATAAAAAATACCTTGGAGAAAATCCCTTTCACCTTTAGATATTCATTTTGTTGCCAGGATCCAGATTGCAAGGGTCACAATCTCATGATCACGGATTGGGAAGCCGCTGCCTTATACCGTAATTGCAAGGCTAACTATGGCAATAATTGGAAGGACAAAGTGTTCGAAAAATATGGAGAGTCCTTTGTTAATAAAGACTTGCATCTGATAGTTGGAAACATGCAGAGGCTGCCTGAAAACTGGCTGGTTGTGGGAGTGCTGCCCTTTCCATCAGCTGTGGCACGGCAACCTCTTTTGTTATAGGATTAATATGTAAGATATCAGCTGATGAGGGACTCAGTCTCGATATCTGATCCGCCACATAAGTACGATGACATCGTAATGGATTGGCTTCAAAACACAAAAGGCACACCAGTTGCTCTTGGCACAATTCATATAAGTTTACAACTTCATCGCCCTGGGCATCCAAATAGCGCAAGTATGCGCTTGTGTATTTCTGCCAATTCCTATCTTCTTTGTAACTTTTCCTGATTGGCTTTGGACATCCAACTACCTTGGAATGGTAATAACGAATTCCATTCAATTGAAGATTTTCTCGCAAACTGGTTTTTGAGAAACCTTTTTTCCTGCTCAAAGGCATCTCTCGTACATCAACCAATAACTCGACACCCCATAATGTTAGGGAGGAGATAAATTCGTTGAGACTTGAGCCTTCATACCCAATGGTTAGTATTCTCATCAATCCATGCCTTTTGCGATCTGCCTTACCAATTCATTATATACAATTCCAAAACTTCACACGAACAAGATTTTGACATGAAACTCCATCAAAACGGCAGATCTTCTTCATCCTCACACATGCCATCCCAGTCCGCGCTTTCCATTTCGCGCGACTGGTGCTCCAATTCTTCCCAGTCGGGGCTTGGTGTATGCACTGGCATAGCCAGCATATACGGCTGAATGGGCTCTGTTCTGTTCCGATGCAGGTAACCGCGCACAATCTCATCCGACGTGGGTGTGATCGAGTAAATGGCGCCCTTTCCAAACAATCTGCTATAGGCCGGTCTTCCATCAACATCAGGCACATCAACCCGGATAAATGTCTCGCCGCCTACCGTTTGTTCGGTCACCCGGCCTGCAATAACCTGGTGGCCAAACAGCTCAACAATTGCCCACACATCAATTGCCCACACATCAAACTTTTCTGAATCACTCATCGGTTTTTTTCCTTTCACACAAATTCATCAAATAAAAAATAAACGGGCAGGGCCAATAACAATTACCAAATGCTCTTAAATGATTTTCACATCCTATTCAGGGTCAAAGGTCGTTCTGTCCTTTCTACTTTTCATCCCTGCCCGTCATCATCACTGTAGGGGCGTAATACATTGCGCCCTTCTCTCCGGTATCTGATCCCATACTTCGCCGTCCAGCGTTGGCATCTTCACCATCTTCCCGTCCACCTTCATCTGTTTCAGAAAGAACGGAACTTCTGTAATACGGCACTGATCACGTAATCTTCGCGCCCAATCAGGATTCATCGGACGAGCACCTGTACCGCTCTCTCCACCGCAGATCACCCAGTGAATACCGTTGTTAACTCCAATAAACGCCCACAGCTCCACCGGTCCTAACATCGGCTCTACACTCACGAATCGCACCTTTGCTTTCACCTGGAGAAGATAAGGGATCCGTTCATCCGCGCGCTGCTGATCCTCCGCCGTAACCCCCACCCACACATTGTCAGGCACCGCCCTGGTGGAGAAATATTCCGCCATCCGCTCCGCACGTTTCGTCAAAATCTGGAAGGTATGCTGCGGACTTGATTTGATCGTGATAAATATCGTGTCAATCCATTCGAACTTCACCTGTTCATGAAACAGATCACTCATGCTGCACACAAAAATCATGCGCGGATTTTCCCAGTGCCAGGGAATCTGTAAAGTTTTTCCCGGTGACATCAATATCTCACCAGTCCATCCCTTTTCATCCACCACATTCTGATACTGCGCCACGCCCATTGCCTTCAACCGCTTTGCCATGCGTTCTGCATAACAATTCTTACAGCCTGGTGACACCTTGCTGCATCCCACGATCGGGTTCCAAGATTCTTGGGTCCATTCGATTTTTGTACTCATTTCTCACCTCGAAACACAACCATCACCCACCAGCACAAACAATGCAGGTGCAGGCAGATTTCTTTCGGCTCCCAACTGATCGCCGCACCGATCTGCACACTGTTGAACAATCGACCGCGCGCCACGGTTTTCATCATTTTGATCTTCATTCTTTGCTTTCCTCCAGGTATTCATCATGCTGCCTGGCAACATACTCATCATGCACCGCCAAACTCACATACCCCCAACCATCGCACAAATAACAAATATCTTTGCCCTGCTTGCCCGATCCACCGCACTTCGGACACACCATCTCGATCAAATCACTGATAAATCCACTCACCGCTGTTCTCCTTTCCGCGTCGGGTAATTCACCACCACCCCAACCGCATCCACGTCGCGCCAAACGCCCCCTGCTTCCGTTCTTCCACTTCCTTATACCCATAATCACACGGCAGCCGCACCAAAAAACCTGTTTCCACCCCCGCCACACCAGGGTAATCCGGTTCATACAACATCACTTCTTTGCCATCCACCACCAGCACCGCCGTGTCTCCAACCCGCTGGTACCGTCGTTGAAACAACCACGCATACACCAACCCGGAAAACAAGCGCGCATCATGGAACCCGCTGGCATACACAAACAGAAACTCCTTCTCATAGTCCCACCAGCGCGCACCCACCTCAATCGCCATCAACGCTGCCAGTCGGTTATACACATCCAGCCTGGGTGTCTGCCTCCCCCTCTCAAACCTTGACAATGTACTCACCGACGTACCCGCCAGATCCGCCAGCCGTTCCCGCGTGATCCCATACTCTCGCCGCCAGGCGATCAGATCCCTGCGAAAAAAACCTTCATTTACCGGTTCGAATGCCATTTTTGCAACCTTTCCAATATTTGCGCCAGGTGTTCCTCACCCGGCACCCACAAACGTTCACCGCCGCATTCGCAGCCCACCCGTGCCTCACCCGTGATCGTCACCGCGCCCACCACCAACCGCCTGACGCCGTTCCCATCCCGGATCACCATCCCCAGCGCTTCCTTGCACCGCGGACATTGCCACACCTTTGGATATTCATCACCCTTTGCCATCATCCAGCCTCCAGCCTACACCATGATCAGATAACCGACAGGCACAGCCTGCCAGCCTGTAAATCCCACCTGGTAACCGTCCTGTCCATACCCCCTCAACGTCACCTCTCGCTCAGCTGCCTCATGCAAATACACCACCGATGGATAGTCGCCCGTGTTCCGTTTGACCATCAACCCGCACTGCTCCAGGTGGATCCGCAAACCAGCCTTCCCCCCATACCACCACAACCCCCAATTTTCACCAACCTCTCCTCCATTCGTTCCGAACTTCGGACAAACCACCCGCCGTGGCTGCCAGGACAATACCACCTTGCTCATCCGCAACGCTTCATCCACCTGGACCTTGCTCTGGAAGGTATGCCATTCATCTCGCCACAAATAATCCTGGATAGCCTCTCTGGTAGCATCATTGCCCACCGCTCGCACCAGCAGCTGGGCCGTGTGCAGCCCTGCCATGCCTTTTTTCTCGTCAATCACCGCATACTTCATGCAAACACCTGCCTTTCATCTTCAAAAAGTGTGTATGTTGTGTACATAGGGGTTTTACAACATACACACACCTGCACCCCGGCGACATCCCCAGGATGCAAATCTTCTTAACTCTCTTAAAGTACATACATATATATACAGATAGTGCACAAAAAACCGCCCAAACCCGATACCTATACGCAACACAACCGCGCCTGGCAGGCGGGTTGTGTATGTTGTGTACGTTGTGTACGTTGTAAGCCGGTTTCGGCCATATGTTTTGCATTCTCTTTCTGCCTTCAGAGAATACAAATCAAAACCCCCAAATCCCGGAAAAACATACACAACATACACAACGTACACACATTTCATATCGAAAACCCCTTTTGCGAAGCCGTCTGCATCGTTTGCAGCTCCTGTTGGTTCAAAAGTGCGCTTTCCGTCAGTCTCTCCGGCGTGATTCCGTACCGTTCCGCCAGCGCACTCACCGGCCCAGGAATCTCAGCTGCCATCAATGCCTGCGCAACCTCCGCCTCCCAGTTCAATCCATACCGCATCGCATGGCTGATCATCTTCATTTCATGCCAGGCATACCGGATCCCTTTCCGGCTTCTCTGCGCGCTCCGCCGCAGCTGAAGCTCCGCTTTCAAAATCGCGCCCACCTTGCGGCTGCTCACCTCGATCGCAGGTTTGAAGCGCGTCTTTCCTTCATCATCGCCTTCCTCTTTGCCATCATCATCACTGCGGTTCATTTCGTCGATCAAATCATTCACCACCTCGGCAATATCCCCCGGATACAGCATCCATTCGCCTTCCGCCTGTTCCACATACTTGTCATGCAGGTTCTTATAGAGGAAGATCTTCCACACCGCCTCCACCACCCGCGCGTCCAGGGTTTCTGTTCGGTTCAACACTTCCTGCTGGTACAGCGTGAACATCAAACGCTCCAGGTCTTCCTTCAAACCCGTGTCGCTGCTGATCCGCGCCAACGCCTTCATCGGTGATGTCACCTGGTTCATTCTCGCGCTGATCCTCACATCAATGTCTTCATTCTTGATCTCGATCTCCGGCTGCCAGTTCTCCAACCGCCACCGCACCAACAAATTTTGCAGCCGCATCGCTCCCCGCCGGAAGGTCTCATTCGTCTCAAACGGGATCCCGCTCGCCAGCATTTCCATCGCCGTCTTCGGCAGCAGTCGGATCGTAATACAGCGGTTGATCAAAGCATCATCCTTCGGATCCGCGCGTCCGTTCAGCACCTTCGGGCAAAAGGTCGTATAAGGCAGCGGCACCATCTCTTCATTGCCGTTCGAATCCTTCACCGTGGTGAGGCGGTTGGTCACCCCGCCCTTCATCGCACCGCTGTTCAACACCTTGATCCAGTTCGAAGTGGTATCACTCTCCATCTGGTCATATTCATCGATCACCAGTGTCCCGCCAAACATCGCGATCGTGCGGAACATCACCGCTGGTGTATCTGCGCCCATGCTCTTGATTCGCCGGTAACAAAGCCAACCCACCCGCTCCGTCAGCATGCTCTTACCGCTGCCGCTGGGTCCCAACACCCGCAAGTAGCAGATCGCATTGAAAGCATCATACAGCCAGGTCATCAACACCCAATAAGCGATCACCCTCGGCAGTGTCTCATCATCAAAGAGAAAATACTCCTCAATGAAAGCAGCGATCATCTCCACCAATTCCCGCTGGTCAATATGCTCTCCCAGGTTCGAAGCGAACAGGATGCTGCCCTTGCTCACAAATTCATATGGTTCTTTCGGGTAATAACGCCGCCGTTCACCCTGCACCCACACATCCACATACGCCGCCTTGCCGATCTTGCCGTCTGGATCTCGATAAGCCAGCGCCGCCGTCTGATCATTCGGGTTATACAGATATTCGAAAAGCCAGCCGTCATAATACCCGCCCCAAATGGGGATCAGCACATCCGGGCGGTCATCATCATCCGTCGCCTTCCCCTCCATCCGTTTCACCAGGCGGTCAAAGTCCCTGTATTTGCGCCCCAGTGCCGTCGCCATCCGGTCCCGGTATTGATCCCGCTGCGTCTCATCCAGCCGCAAATAGAGCTGAACCGCTTCCAACTCCAGCGCGTCATGGTCCGTCCGGTCCTGCGTCTCCCCCGTCTTCTTGGCAAACTCCTCCAAATAACTGACCGTATTCAGCAGCAGCCCTTTCACCAGGCTCGTTTGCTTCTCTGTTGGCAGCTGCTTCTCCTGGAAGATCCGCAGCAGATCATTGGCATCCTTCACCTCTTTGCCGTCATATTGTGGCAGCCAATGCAGCACCCCCGTCAATGGGCCCACCGCATTGCACACCTTCCCCACATGCGCATCACCCGCTTCATCACTGTCCAACGCCACATACACCTTCCGGTGCCCCTGGAAACCAGTTCGCAAACGCTCTTCGTCCCCCCCTTCAACCCCCCCGAGTGCCACCGCTGCCAAACCCCACACCCCCAGGCTGATCGCATCCGCCTGCCCCTCAACAATGATGCAGGTCTCCACCCGGTTGCCATACGCCTGGTTATAAAACCAGCGCTTCTCACCCACCAGCCACTGGGGCAGGTTGTAATACCGTTTCTCATAAATGCTGCGGCCCGAAAAATATTCCACCTTCCCATATCGCTTATGGAAATAGATCAACAACCCCTGGCCGATCAGCCCTGCAACCCATTCTTTCGAAGGATCTGGCAAAGTCACATTGTAGATCGAAGCCCACTTCGCCAGCGTCCACCGGTCCGGATGGTTCACCGGGTGGTAACCGGTCAGAGCCACCGCCGCCGGGCAAAAAGGATCACAGTTAGCCAGCACAAACGCCTCATACAACGCCTTTCGCAGCGCGGCATAGCGCGCCTGCTTCTCTTCCTGGGGCAGATTCTTGTCAACAAACCCGCCATACCCCAGCGTCTCCCCGATCGTCTCATCGTCCCAGCCCCGCCCCCTGGCATACGCGAGTGCCTCTGCATCATCCTTCAGCCACCCCGAAAAAACAGGAGCAGCAGCAGAAAACACCTTCTCACATTCACTCGCCAGTTTTCGGACCTCATCATCCTCTCGAGACCATTTCGGCATCGCTTGTCCGCTCTTACGGCACACGATCTCAACCGCCGTCTTGAAATCACACCCCTCCCGGGCCATGACGAAATCGAACACACTTCCGTTCTCATTGCGCGAATTCCAGTTATACATCTGCCGATGAACATCCACCACAAAAGAACTGTGTTTTCGAGAACGAACGTACCGGCCTGACTTCCTCTCAAGCTCGAAATCTGCATAGTCCCCGACGATATCCTCAATCTTTGCATTATTCCTGATCGCCTCTAAATCATTCATCAACCTGTTTCTCCTGAAATCCTACAATTACCAGAGCGCTTCCCGGCGCCCCCTCCCAGAAAGGGGTGGTCCCCCCCCTCCCCGCCCCTTTTCATC